GCATTTGGTGGTGGAAGCGCAACGCTATTTATTTGGCGGTGCAGCTTGGCGGGTGCGTGGTTTGGTCGGCTCATCACATAGCGGATGTATCAGCGGCAAGGGATATTGTGTTCACGAAGCCCTTGCTCCGATGACAAAGAAGTTCTGGGACACCGCCCTGGTGGAGATTGCCGAAGCGTATGACATGAATTGGGTAGCAAGGAAACTGACTTATGATGCTGTCAGAGTAGGCGGACCATTTGCGTGGGGCAAGACCAATGAGGAAACCGAAACATATCTTCGGTTATTTGATGTAAGTAGATTGCAGTAAAGGACCATAAAATGAATAAACCTGAATTACATGGTGTTAATTTCGACAGACTGACGGCTGCTGTCGAATGGTCTTCTATAAATCTCGAAACTCCAAGGAAGAATCGCATTGAGGCAATCCGGCAGTTTGTCGGCAAACATTATGCTGATAACGGATCTGATCACAAGGTTCCTGCGAACTACCTTGAACTGGCAGTCACAATCTATACCCGTCTGCTGGCGGCCCGTGCTCCCCGTGCGACATTCACTGCTTTGAACTCTTCGCTGAAGCCATTTGCCAAAACAACCGAGATAGCGCTGAATCAGATCCCGGACGAGATCGGACTTGGTGAAACACTTTCCGAATGCGTTCTGGAAGCTCTGTTCAGTTTTGCCGTGGTAAAGCTGGGGCTCCGGTCAGGGAAGCGCAGAATTGACGGAGTTGACCCTGGCGAGCCATACGCAGAGACAGTCAGCATTGACGACTACTTTTGTGATATGAGTGCCAAGAAGCGGAGTGCCATTCAGTTTGAGGGAAATGACTACTGGATGGTTCTTGATGATGTGATTGCTAATTACCCGGTCACCAAAGAAGATATTTCGCAGGATGACCCTACTGTAACCGGAGATAACGGAGAGCAGAGGGCTGAGGGTATCAGCAGCGCAGAGGGAGGCGACGTTTACGCTGACCGTATCAAGCTCCGTGACGTATGGCTTCCGCGTGAAAGAAAGATGGTGACGTATGCAGTCACGTCAAGAACTCTTTTGAAAGTTGCCGACTGGGACGGGCCGGAGCATAGCCCGTATCACGTTCTTGGGTATTCTCCTGTTCCCGGAAACCTCCTGCCTCTTCCGCCCGTTTCGTTGTGGATGGACATGAACGAACTTGCCAACAACATCTTCAGGAAGCTTGGCAGGCAGGCAACCGAGAAGAAGACAGTAATTGCATTCAGCGGAAATAACGATGACGGCCCGAACGCTTTAAAAGGCGCAAGTGACGGTGAAGGAATCAAGTACAACGGGTCAAAACCAGAGAACCTTACAGTCGGAGGCATTGATGCTCAGTCACTGGCGTTCTTCCTGCAGGTAGGCGACAAGTTCAGCTACTTTGCAGGCAACCTTGACGCACTTGGCGGACTTGCGCCGTCCTCTGATACCGTAGGTCAGGACAAACTGATCAACGAGGCGGCCAGCGCAAGACTTCAGGCAATGACTGACAGAACGTTGAATTTTATTAAAGGCATATTTAAAGCTCTGGCATGGTACGAATGGACAGATCCTGTCAGGGTCCGCAAGGTCAACAAGTCTGTTAAGGGCACTGACATCAGCATTCCGGTGAAGTGGAGCCCGGAAACCCGTGAAGGCGACTTCCTTGATTTCAACTTCGACATTGACGTTTACTCGATGCAGGACGACAGCCCGTCTTCCAAGCTACAGAAGATCGGATTGGTATTCGAGCGTTTCATAGTTCCTTTGCTGCCTAATTTAGAACAGCAGGGAATTGTTATTGACGGGAAGGGCTTTTTATCGGTAATATCTAAATTAAGCAACCTGCCTGAGATCAATGACATTCTGATATTCTCAGATGGAGGGCTTGAGCAGAATCCAGTTTCAGGCAGCGCAGAGCCCGGTAGCAAGCCTGCCAAGACAACGCGGGAGTACATCCGCACCAACAGGCCGGGAGCAACGAGATCAGGTAAAGACGCTGTAATGTCACAGCTTCTGATGGGTGGAAAATCGCAGCCGGACGAAATGGCTGCACTGACAAGGGGAGTTTCATAATGCCGACGTACTGCTATGAGGATAAACGAGGAAACGTATATGAGCATGATTTCTCAATGGGAAAAGCACCCAGAAGCATACAAGTCGAAGGGGTTGTATGCAGCCGTTCGCTTTCTGCTGAGTTTATGCCGTCCGTACAGCCATGCTCAGGCTACCCCTTTACCTGCCATGCTTCTGGTGTCAACGCTGACCAGTCGGGTGAGCTACGCTCGTATCTGAGCAAGAAGGGAGTCCCTACGGAAGTGACTTCAGACGGAGATCCGGTTTACCGGTCCCCCAAGCACCGGAAGCAGGCACTGAAAGCCCGTGGTATGCACGACCGGGCTGCATATAACTGAAATCCATAAACCACACACAAGGAACAAAATGAAAACAGAAACTACAAATGAAACCGTTGAATCGACCGTAACCGATAGCAAAGTCAGTCCTGACTTTATGAAAGAGGTTGAAGCCGCCGTCGATCTGTCCATTCCGAAAAAGGAAGAGGACGTTAAAACCGATTTGCCTTTGGAAGAGGAACAGCCTGCCTCTCCCAAGGATGTTGACAAAGGAGGCCAGTCCCCTGATAAGAAAAAAGGCAAAGACAAAGAGGTTACACCGGAATCTATTTCGGACGAACTTCTTACCCGTGCAGTCATGGCAGGCATGAGTATTGCCGAAGCCCGTGCTATTTCAGACGCTGATGCTCTGGAAGGTGTGTGCTCCAAGCTTGAAGCTGCGCATTCAGATAAGTCCGATTCAGTAGCTACGAAGAAAGACGATGCTGATGCCGAAGATGATATCTTTAAAGACCTTCCGACGCTTGACCCTGACGATTATGATGAAGGGGTTATTAATCTGTTTGAGGGTCTGAAGAGTATCATCAAAAACCAGAACAAGCAGATCAGCACTTTGGAAAAAGGTGGGAAGTCTGAGGTCAGTTGGGTGGATGCGAAGATTGACGGACTCGGAAGTGATTTTGAGGAAGCCGTCGGAGTGTCCGGTAAAGTTCTTCCTGATTCAGCGCAGGCGAAATCCCGTGCCGATGTCAAAAAGAAATTTGACGTTCTCTCTGCCGGCTACAAGGCCGCTGGAGAAACAGTCAAACCCGACGATGTTTTTAATGAAGCCATTCAGTTGACATTGGGAGATGTCGCAGCGGAAGCCAAAGCTTCAAAAGTCAAGGCAGCCGCAGAAAAACGCAACTCTCATATTTCAGTACCGCCTGGTGGACCTAAAGGCAAAAATGACTCTCTGTCACCGGAAGCAGAAGCCGCTGCTATGCTTAACGAGAAATTTTTAAACAAAACTTAATAAACGAGGTATATTATGGGATTAGCCTACAGTCAGATAGATGATGCCGTTAAAGCAACGCAGAATATTCTTGTCAAACGCGGAGCGTTTGTCAACATGCAAACAGATCTTCAGGATCATGTTGCTGTCCGTGAGATGTGGAAAAACCGCCGCAAAGTTTTTGCAGGTGGACAGAACTGGGAACTTGAGTACCAGATGGACCACAATCACAGTGCCAAACCTGTTGGTCTTTACCAGCAGGATTCGTCCAGCATGGTTGATACTCTTGCCAAGGGGGAAGTGCCGGTGCGTCATGTCAATGCTCATTACGAGTATGACAAACGCCTGAAAGCGTTTCAGCGTGGCGGCACAGAGATCGTTAATCTGATCACAGCAAAATACAGCGAGATGATGATATCTCTGTTCGAGATGCTGGAAGAGCAGCTTTGGGGTAAGCCCACGGACTCTTCCGATCTGATTACCCCCTGGGGTATCGCATATTGGGTGACTCGCGCCGCGACCGAAGGATTCAACGGAGGTAATCCGTCTGGATTTACCGATGGACGTGCCGGGATCAGTACGGGAACTTATGCGCGTTATGCCAACTATACCGGGGCATACACGGCAATTACTGTTGTGGATCTGCTGCGCAAGATGCGTAATGCTCACCGCCGCACAAAGTTCCGGTCGCCGCTGTCTCATTCTGAGCCGATGGTCGGCAAGATGGGCAACGGGATCTATACCAATGATGCAGTTGTTGGTATTCTGGAAGAGCTTCTGGAAACACGCAATATGAATCTTGGTACTGACCTTGCGAAGTACGAAGGTGCTGCGGTGTTTAAGAGCACTCCGATTCAGTGGGCTCCGTATCTGGATGACGATTCAACCAATCCGGTTTATATGCTGGACTGGAAAACTCTGGCCGTAGGTGTTATGGCTGGATGGGAAGGTAACTTGCAGGAACCCTACATGGTGCCTGGAAAGCATCTTGTCAGCCGGGTAGATTTCGATGCGTCACTCAACATGATTTGCACCGATCCTCGCAAACAGGCCGTGTTCTACGTTGCGTAAAGCATGAAATGTTAGTAAACTAAACTTTTCTTTAAGGAGAAAATTATGGACAGAAGCAATAATGGGCCTTTGAATTTGGCCAACCGTGTCGTTTCCGATGTTTGGTAC